TTATTTACGGTGCTTCCGCTGTTGCAGCAGGCTGCGCGTAAATAAGAAACAGAGCGCGCCCAGCGCACACCAGAAAACGCCACTCAGTAGCCACGCCACTTCCTGCCAGACGCTTCTCGACGAGAGAAACAGCACGCGCATCAGAAGCAGGCAGAGCGGGGCCGCAAGCATTGCCCCAATAAGCGGCATCACCACCTCGCCTTTACGCGAGAGAAAACCAGCGACTACCCCCGGCAGGATGAAGAACAACAGGCCCAGCTCGGGATGACCGGACGCTCTGAAGGCGCCTTTCACGTTAAAAGCGAGCGACATGCAAACGACCGTAAACAGCAAAAAACAGCTGATTACGCCAGCCCAGTTTCGTTTAAAGTTCAAACTATCCTCCTGACTTATCTCTATCAAATACAAAAATCGTCCGGTGGACGCCCAGTCAGATAAAGCAATGCGGCAATCCTTGCCAAAGCACGCACAGAAGTCGTGCGATAATAGGTGGCTGTCGGTAGCTATTACGATTAAACTAACCGACTGCTAGTGTTTAGGGTATTTATCAGGAAGCAGGGAGATGCAAAGTGATTCCCTGACTCTGAAAACAGTAGCCCAAATAGTCCTTTCATTCAACAACTTACTGGTAAACAAGAAGTTAGCCTCCGTGAATATAAACGTCGCAGACTTGTTAAATGGGAATTACATCCTGTTATTATTTGTGGTACTGGCGCTGGGCCTTTGTCTGGGTAAATTACGCCTGGGTTCAGTTCAACTTGGTAATTCCATTGGCGTTTTAGTCGTCTCCCTGTTATTAGGTCAACAACATTTCAGTATTAACACGGACGCGCTTAACTTAGGTTTCATGCTGTTTATTTTTTGCGTAGGCGTGGAAGCTGGTCCGAACTTTTTTTCCATTTTCTTCCGAGACGGCAAAAATTACCTGATGCTGGCGCTGGTGATGGTCGGTAGCGCCCTGCTGATTGCGTTAGGGCTGGGCAAACTGTTTGGCTGGGATATCGGCTTAACGGCCGGTATGCTGGCAGGCTCGATGACCTCCACGCCGGTGCTTGTTGGCGCGGGGGATACGCTTCGTCATTCTGGCATGGCAGGCACGCAGCTTTCCTCCGCGCTGGACAACCTGAGTCTGGGCTATGCCCTGACCTATCTGATTGGTCTGGTGAGCCTGATTGTTGGCGCGCGCTATCTGCCAAAACTTCAGCATCAGGATCTTCAGACCAGCGCCCAGACCATCGCCCGCGAGCGCGGCCTGGACACGGACTCCAAACGTAAAGTTTACCTGCCGGTGATCCGCGCCTACCGCGTCGGGCCGGAGCTGGTTGCCTGGACCGACGGGAAAAACCTGCGCGAGCTGGGGATCTACCGTCAGACCGGCTGCTACATCGAACGTATCCGTCGTAACGGCATTCTGGCAAACCCGGACGGTGACGCGGTGCTCCAGATGGGCGATGACATCGCCCTTGTTGGCTACCCGGACGCCCACGCGCGTCTCGATCCGAGCTTCCGCAACGGGAAAGAGGTGTTTGACCGCGACCTGCTGGACATGCGTATCGTCACCGAAGAGATTGTGGTGAAAAACCACAACGCCGTGGGCCGCCGTCTGGCACAGCTGAAGCTGACCGACCACGGTTGTTTCCTCAACCGCGTGATCCGCAGCCAGATTGAAATGCCTATCGACGATAACGTGGTGCTCAATAAAGGCGATGTGTTGCAGGTCAGCGGCGATGCCCGACGTGTTAAAACCGTTGCCGACCGTATCGGCTTTATCTCGATCCACAGCCAGGTGACGGACCTGTTAGCCTTCTGCGCCTTCTTCATTGTCGGCCTGATGATCGGGATGATAACCTTCCAGTTCAGCAACTTTAGCTTCGGCATTGGTAACGCAGCCGGTCTGCTGTTCGCCGGGATCATGCTGGGCTTCCTGCGAGCGAACCATCCCACCTTCGGCTATATCCCTCAGGGGGCGCTGAATATGGTGAAAGAGTTCGGTCTGATGGTCTTTATGGCGGGTGTCGGCTTAAGCGCCGGGAGCGGCATTGGCAACGGCCTGGGCGCGGTCGGCTGGCAAATGTTGGTTTCCGGACTTATCGTCAGCCTGGTACCGGTGGTGATCTGTTTCCTGTTCGGCGCCTACGTGCTGCGCATGAACCGCGCCCTGCTCTTCGGCGCGATGATGGGCGCGCGCACCTGCGCACCGGCGATGGAGATCATCAGCGACACCGCGCGCAGCAATATCCCGGCGCTGGGCTATGCAGGCACGTACGCCATCGCCAACGTGCTGCTGACGCTGGCGGGTACGCTGATCATCATTATCTGGCCAGGACTCGGATAAATCTCAAGTTTGCGTGTGGCTGAAAAAATTTTCGTTACGCGCAGAACTTTTTACGCAGGGTGCAGTCATAACTAGTGCCACTGCTTTTCTTTGATGTCCCCAATTTGTGGAGCCCATCAACCCCGCCGTTTTGGTTCAAGGTTGATGGGTTTTTTGTTGCCTGAAAATAAAAATCATTAAATTCAAATACTTGCAATAAAACGGTGATTGAGTTGGCGACAAAATGGCGACAGCGATAGTGCCCAATCATATTTGTTACAAATCTTGCTCGTCAGGTTCATATGCTAATTCCAGCTCCCCAAAATCCATCGACGTCGGACGCTCTATTACTTCCACATCTTCAACGGTCAAATCATCTATAGAACCTGACAAGTCTCCGGAGATTGTTATTAGTATTCTGGATGTATATGTTTCCTCGGCACGCTTGGTGATTGACCCCATGTAGACATGATCCTTATCGAATGAATCGTAAACTGATAGGGAGAAATCACCATCTGCGTAAAGTGAAATTTCTGCAAATGCTTCTAAAACAACCCAGTTTTCATCCTTGTCAATGACAGTGAAGTGATTATCTGTAAACTCAAAATCTTCAAATCCACCTGAGCATCCATCAGCCTCCCAGTACAAATATGAATCTGCCTCTTGTTCTGGTGCAAAACCGTCAAAGGTTGACTCAAGGTGTACAGCAACATCATGCAAGAATTTACCGGCCTGTCCTTCAGCAAGTGCTTTTTGTAAGTTATCAATTAGTTCATAAGGTGCGGTTTCTTCATTGAAGTGTGCTAAAGCCTTTGATAAGTCAGGTTCATAATGCAAATTCTCAGCATCAGCACAAAATCTCTGCCAATCGTCATCTCTTGCTACGGCAAGAACATTTTCACCATTCTCTTCAGCCCAAGCTTGGACGGCCATTAATGTGATCGCATCAGGAAACTCATTTTTTTTCTTCCCTGTATCTGCGAAAGGAGCTTCAGAAGAGAAATATCGTTCAAGTAGTTCAGGTACCGAAACGTAATCCCCAGTAGTCAAAACCTCCGCATCTGTTACGCCAACAAATCTGTCTAATCTACTCTTTCCTAATCCTTCAACTTCTCTGCCTTCAATCAATGTTCTTTTTGCGTCATTTAGTTCGCTTCCATCAAAAAAAAGATGATCGCCAGCCTCTTCGAAAGCTTTCTCAAGAGAGCCACGTGAAGTCCTGATTTTTCTTTCAAGATGATTTTTAACTTCGTTGTAAATTACATCCGGTATCAAAAACGTTGTCGGGGTTCGGCTGAACTGGGAAAGCTTACCCAGTAGTCCTTTCTCAAGCTTTAATCCGTACTGATCGTAGATACTTGTGTCTAACAAAATTGCGGTGAATTTTTCAGTCATATCGAATGCCTTAATGTAAGCTCTGCCAAGTAATCATCGGAAGAAAATCCACAACTAAAAAGCGACTACTAATGTGGCAAAAGTTTTCTTAAGTTCCAAGATTAAAATTAGATTTCGATGCAATTGTTAGTCGCTGGTTTTCATGAAATGCATGCAGTTTTTTTCAGTTTTCTATGTACCGCTCTGTTTTGCCTTGTACCGCCCCAGCTCTGGCTTCAGCTGCATCCCCACAGACCGAAGCGGAAGGCCAAAACGATCCTTTCGACACACACAAAATTTAAAATAATTTTATTTTTCAATCTCTTACACCATTACCAAGATCCTTTCCAGATCCATAAATGTGAAAAACACTGAAATTCTTTTCAATCTTTTCAGTTCTGGTTTTCCGCAAAGCCGCCAGCGCTGGCGCGGTCTGGCGGTCTGGTTTGCAGAAAAATAAAACTGAAAAATTTTTATGATCCAAAAACCGCAGGCGGGTGCGGTGTAGTGCGATTTTTGTCTGCGAAAGTTTTTTTTGGCCATGCTGTGACGCGCCAGCGCTCTGCTGTGCGCACGATCTGTTTTAAGGGTGGCTCTGAGTGTCTTAAATGGCTGAACGCGGCAGAGCGCCGCTGGCAGCGCGTAGCGATAGCCGCTTGTGAGGTAAGAAAAGAGATATCCCCGCCAGGGGATGAAGGGCATAAAAAAACCCGCTTTCGCGGGTTATGTTCTGGACAGGTTTACTTGCCAATCACCGGGGAGTATTTGCCGTTCAGCGTGTCCGCTTTCGTTCCGGTGTTCCGGATGGCTCCCGCGTTGGTCGGTGCTCCCGTATTGCTGTGCGTGTGGCTTGCCGTTTGCTCTGCCAGCTCTTTCACCACGTCGAGCGTGTCGAGCATCAGCTGTGCCACGTTGATTGTGCCAGAGCCAATCCACACTACCGGGGCAATAATCTGCTGTTGTACTGCCGCCACGCTTTTACGTATCTGGCCAATTTTCTCGATCAGGTCTTTACCCGTTGTGACTGTCTGGCTCCCGGCAATGTCTGTTTCATCATTGCCGCCGATACTCGCCACGCGGTTATTTACTGCCTGGCTGTAATCACCCGTGCATACCTGCTGGATGGCTCCGGCCAGCAGTGTGGACGTGCCCAGCACGGTAATTTTATCCGTGGCCTTAACCGTGGTTTCGCGGCTGACCAGCTCCCGCTGTTCTGTATCGGCCTTAACCACGCGTGCCATAGAAGTTTCACTGATCGTCTGGTCTGTCTGCCTCACCCAGTCACCCGCCTGAGTGACGCGCTGCGACACTTCCGCACGCTGCTGTTGCAGCTGTTCGCCTGGCTGGATATCCGGGAGGCTGGTTCCGTCCGGCACGGTCTGCCGCACAAACGGCTTATCCGGCCGTCCGCCAGTGAAAGCGATCTCTACCAGCGTTCCTTCGGGCGGAAACTGAAACATCCCTGAATCATTACCCGCCATAGGAACCGGCAGCGGTACAGCAGAGTAAACAGGCGTGTCTTTATCCGGGTTGCCGTCCGCGTCCAACAGCTGCACATCAACCGCATAGCGGGGACGGAACGGATCGGAGAAATTGCCACTTTTCACCACCTCAACGGGATTCATCACGCGGCCAAACTTGGGCAAATGCAGTCCTGACGCCAGCTCCGGATAATGGCTTTCAATCTGGCGCTGAACGGGCGTTTTTTGCAATGCCTTACCCGTGGCACGGTTGCGGGGTGTCCAGGTAACGGCCATCGTGTCATTTTGCAGGTGGACTTTTGTGACCCTTTCCCCGTTTAGCTCCACGCCGGGGCGCAGACTCTGCACCAGGGGAAGCGTCATTGAGTTCCCCCCGGCCGCCCCCTGATTAAATTCATGCGGGATCTCAATCGGGCGACCAGCAAACAGGGCTTTTTCCGCGCCGCCTACATAAACCCCGCCGTCCGGCAGCTGATACCAGACGTAATCCGTAATGCCGAAAGCCTTTCCGAGATTATCCAGTAGCTGATAGCCCGTTCCGCTGTGGGTGAAATGTGGGATCGGACGGTCTGAATAATCGGCATCTGGCACGCTGAAGGTCAGGCCGCTGTGCTCTGTCAGCCAGCTGGCCACATCGCGCAGCGTAGGGTGCTGGAAGGAACATGGCCAGTGGCGTTCAAATACGCCGACCAGCTCACGAACAAACAAACGCTGAAAACCGTTCTCCGCAGGTTGCGAGCGTTCCACGTACCCGGTAAACCAGCGCAACACCAGATCGGTGTAACCCACATCGAGACGCACCAGCTTCCCCGTATAGTCCTGCGTTGTCCCGGCCGTAATAAACCCCCGGCCGCAGCTGTTCAGCTCCAGCACCAGGCTGGCATCAGCCAGGTGAATTTCATCCGTTGAAAGATATAAACGTTTAATCGGTTTCATGATTATGCCAGTGCGTCATTTACGGGCTTGAGTACGTTGCTTTCAAACCACGTCAGTTTTTCTTCATCCTCGCCAGCGGCCTCGCCACCGTTCTGGCCTCCGCCATTTCCCGCCGTTTGCTTCACGGCTTTGGTTTTGCCGCTTGCCCTGGCCTCGCGTTTTTCCTGCACGCTAATATGTTCGGCCAGGGTGAACGTAACCAGCCAGGACATGCGCCCGTCCTGCGGCGGCGCGTCCAGGGTTCCGGTGAAAATCGCCTCACGGAAATTCACCGCCCGCGCTGCCTCATGTGCAACGCGGTATTTCTGGCGCTGGCCGCTGGCATCCGTCGCGCTGGCCAGCTCAAAGATACGGCGCAGGATCTCCGGATTTTTATACGGAATTTCGCCGGAAACGCGCAGTTCCTTGCCTTTGATGCCCTGCTCGGATTTCGTGGTTGCACTCGTCTGGCCGGACTGGTCTTTGTCCTGGAATTGCTGCGATACGGTCACGCGCATGTTCTTCAGCAGAATGGCTTCACCGTTAAGCGCCAGTGTCGGGTTCGAGGTCATGTATCATTCCTTTTATGCCGTCGAGATTGTCGCCAATCAGCATTATGGCGGCGGTATACACAGAGGACTGAAGCGGAATCCCTTTTACCAGCTCCAGAAGCGTGGACGGCAGATCGCCGCTGGCGGTAAATACCCACGCCCTGGCGCTTTTTCCCTGCAATTCCGTTAATCCGCTGGCAATGCCAGAAATCAGGCTTTCGCGCTGCTGTTTAAAATCCCCCATCAGCTTTTTTGCACCCGTCAAATCCGCGACGGCTGCGGCTTCCTGCTGGGCTTTCTTTACCGCTGCGGCCGCCAGGGCAGTGCGGCTTGTAGGCACGGAAAGCGGGATCGCCGCTGGCAAACTCTGACTGTATTTCGCCGGAATTTGCATTTTCTCCGCTGCCAGCTGCGCGGCGGACTGCGCCAGCCTCCGCACCTGGGTAAATGCCGGGCTGGGGAATACATCCACAAGTTTATTCAGGCTGGCCATAAAGCTGTCATGCGTCTGGCCAGAAACCATCATGATCACGATATCCGCCGCCCCGCCCGTTCCGGCCAGTTTCTCAGCCAGGTAATTGATCGCGTTTACCGGGCTGAGATACGCACCGTTTTCTGTCTGTTGTCCTACCCCGTACACCCAGGGATGCACCGGGATAACGGAACAATTCAGCGCGGCCACTGAATCACTGAAAGCAATGCGTGCTTCACGCCACATCCCCTGGCACCTCCGGCCATTGAATATCCGTGGCTGAATCCATTTTGATGCGATTAAGCCGGACACGATATTTTTTCCAGTCTAATAACTGTGCATACTCAGAGTCTGTAGCAATTCCTAAATCCACCGCATCCTGTAAAGGTGCGATGGCAAGGTTTGCCTCCACCATTAATAATTCTCTTTTTTGTTCCGCAAGCGTTTCTGCATTGGGGCGTATATCTTCGAAAACGCCATTAGAGTATTTGTAGTTGCCTAATACATCGTCAGGAACATTTTGCGGGTCAACCTCATAAACATTGCGTCCTTCCTCCATGCCTAAATAAGAAACATCTTTTTCATAGGCAATAACTATCCCCCCTGCATCCAGAGACACAGCCCCTTTCCAGCCAGTTAACGTTTCATACCAGTCCCGACCATGTACATCCTGAAAATATAGGCCTGTGCGCATAACCCCGTTTATTTCAACGTGCTCATATTTATAAATAACTGGGTTAATAAACTCATCCATAATTAATCCCCTACTGCCACCCATGCATTGGTTTGTTTATTCAGATATTGCATTTGCCTGTAAATTACAGCCATTTTCCTGCCGTCTGATGCACTTGCTGCCTTAAGCCCGGTGACAAAGCACCCGGCAGGAGCCTCCCAATCACCTATCCAGTTATATGAGCCGTTGTAGATTTGCTGTCCACCACGTCGAAAACCGTTCATAACGCCATATCGAGCATCACATTCTGCCTTCGTGTATGCGCCAACATTGCCCGCTGGAATAGCGATATTTGCCGTACCGTTAAATGAAACTCCTGCGATAGTCCGCGCGGTTTGTAATTTGGTTGCACTTGCTGCATTACCCGAAGTGTTCTGGTTTCCCGCAGCATTGACACCCGGCAGATTTATGCTTGCCGTCCCATCAAAGGCAACGCCGCCAATCGTACGTGCTGTCTGCAATTTGGTTGCAGTGGCCGCATTACCCGTAGTGCTCTGATTTCCCGCAGCATTAACACCCGGCAGATTTATGTTTGCCGTCCCATCAAAGGCAACGCCTCCAATCGCGCGTGCTGTCTGCAATTTGGTTGCTGTGGCCGCATTACCCGTAGTGCTCTGATTTCCCGCAGCATTAACACCAGGCAAATTTATGTTTGCCGTCCCATCAAAGGCGACACCGCCAATCGTGCGTGCTGTCTGCAATTTGGTTGCTGAAACAGCATTACCATTACTGGCTAGCGCACCTATTTCTGCCGGAGTGGGTTTATTACCCGCATCATATTGTTTAATCCATCCCGACCATGTAGAGCTATAAAGCGTGCGGATATAACTCCGGGAATTGTTGTAAACACGGTAAACCTGTGTAATTCCCGCGTGTTTATAAACCTCTAAAGAGCCGGCAACAGCCTCCGGATAATTTTTGCCAGTTTGTGCCTGGGCATTCGCGGGCTGATAATACAAACCTGGTGTCGTATAGGTATCCAGATCAGCAGCGTCGCCAATCCCGACCGCCTGACCATTAAAAATATCCTGCGACGTAATATTGATATCTGTACTCAGCGCCCGGCCATTTACCTTACGACCTGAAGGAACGCGCCCGTTTGCATTATCATTTGCAGCCTTTACCGCCTTTGGTGTGGCCGCAAGCGTCTCCGAAACACTGTCCAGGGCGCTGCTGAGTTGCGTAAAGCCTTTGGCCGCAGTCGTTGCGTCCGGATGGTTGCGCGACTGCTCATGTTTTTTCAGCGCATCACTGGCGGCCTGATCGTTGAGCGTACCCTTAGGGCGCAAATCGGTAATATTGCCGTTTGCGTCAATACTGGCCACTGCAAACACATAGTGCTGCACGCCGTTTTGAACGTAATCTGCCAGTGTAGCCGCCACGGTGATTTTGCTGGCCACGCCCCAGGCACTCGTCAGCGTTCCCGTCCATGCCACATCCAGCCAGACTTTTACGGGCGTGGTTGTCACCGTAATGTTCTGGTTAGCAGCCAGCTGCGCGCGCAAGCCGCGCACATATCCCGCCCCGGCCGTCACAAAATATTGCGAGCCACTTTTTGCGACAAGGTAGCCATTACCCAGGAAAGCCGCTGCGCCGTACAGGTCTATATTTTCCAGGCGCTGACGTTCATCCATCCCGGCCATACGGGCAGTGAAGTCAATCTGCCAGGTTTCCGCTGGCGTGTTGATTCCGGTTTCAGCCTGTGCCCCGTTGTACTCCATCAAAAACGAACGGGTGAGCACATTGCCCTGCTGGCCATCTTTCGTTTTCAGCTTCTGCTGTAGCGGCGCATGAACAATCATGGCCAGCGTGTTGCTTGCCTTGTTAATCAGGCCGATCCAGTTAAACGAAAAATCACCCACTTCCGCGCCCAGTACAACGGAGTGAACCACGGCATTTTCATTGACCACGCCTTTACGGCTGACGGCCTGGCGGTGAACGATCTGTGCGGCAGGTGGCAGCGTTTCGCTGCGGTCAATCGGCTTACTGGCATCCAGCCCCGGCACGTTGGCAAAAACAAATTCATCCAGCAGAACGGGTTCACCCGTTACCGCCTGGCTGGCTTTCCACTGCTCAAAAGCCAGTGTGATCGCTGTCTGTGACATAAATTCTCCCTATAAACTTGCGCTAAACGTTGCGCCGCTGGCTTCCGCGCTGTTCATGCGAGCCGGATAAACCACGTACTCCCCCTGATCCCATCCCGCCCGGATAGCCAGGCTTTCAGACGTGATCACTTCAAACTGATAACGGCGGCAGGTTCGCCCGTACTGCCGGATTATCTGAATCATCAGTTGCGTGTTGTCTGCGATCTGGCTGTCCGTGACGCGCACCATGATCACGTCCCAGTCAATGCCCGGCTGGCGTTCAACCAGCTCCACGTAACCAATTCCCAGCCGAGCAAAAATATTAATGAACCCCTCAACGGAACCCGCATCACGCGCATTGATAAAGGCATAAGCCACGCGCTTGCGGTACAGGCTCAGTGGTTCGCCACTGAAGCGGCTTATGTCACGGTCATACGCGATTAAATTGAGTACCGGTTCAATGCAGGTCAGCGGATCAAACTGCCGCAATGGCCACGTTATCCAGCTGTACACTTCAGCCCAGAACGTCCGCGCAGTGCGCAATAAAGCCAGTGGCTCACCTTTATTCATCCAGGACGGCAGCGCCATGCTGGCCAGTTTTTTGAGAAAATCAGTCATCTTTCAGGCTCACCGTTAAGGAGTTAAGGCGCGGTACGCTCAGTTCGCTGGTGATATCCTTCAGCGAAAACTCGATGGAATCCGAATCCGGGAAGGTTTTGTGCACCTCGCGCCCCAGCTGCGAAAACGAAAAGCGGGAATATGGCCATGTTTTTTTCACGTCATAATCCGTGTTTTCCCTGAAGGCGCAGCGGATCAGGTTTTCAATCCCTTTCTTCAGCGCATCCTGCTGTTCCGCTTCAAGGTTGCCCAGGTTTCTGACATACACCGTTACGTTCAGATCGTGGCGGGTTTCAGGCATAGCAAAACACTGCATATCGTCACCGTGGCCGTGGTGGCCTTGCGTGTTGATGTAGTCATTAACGGTTTCAATAAACGGATCTGACGTTACCCCGCTATCCAGCAACAGATACGCGTTCGCTGTACCCGGACCACGTGGCGCGTCATGCAAAAAGAAAATCCGCTCAATGCTCAGTCCGGCCACACTGGCAATCATCGAACGGTAAACCGCGTCCGTGTGGTAGTTCCCCACCAGGTTGAACTGGTTCCGGCAGCGCTCGCGCAGCTCGTCATCGCTTTCTTCGTCCGCGCCCGGCACGGTCAGCCAGTCCTCTTCACTGGCCACATGGCTGATACCGTCCACGGCCACGGGCAGGATGCGGTAATAGCCCGGCGCAAGGTTGTACGCCCCGCCCGTTCCGGTTGCCTTGACGGCAAGTAAAGCGCTTGCCGTACCGGACGGGATCACCACATCGGTCATGGTGGCCATGGCGTAAACCTTGCCGTTAATCCTTTCGGTCTGGACTACCGTTCCCGCCGTCACGGTGACAGCCTGTTTTGAATCTTCCTTGTAAAAGCGGATCACGCCTTCCGCCGCGCTGGCAGGTTTAGCCGTGACGTTCACCGCCCAGGCCAGCAAACGCAGCATCTGCCCACCCGCAGTGGCCACAAACATATTGGCCATGACCACCGACACCAGCGCATCCTTCAGCCACATCACTGGCGCGGTCACAATGGCGGTAATGAGCCGCCAGAACGGAGACATGCGCGACGTGTTAGTGATTAGCCCTTCCTGCGCGGCGATGGCGTTGAAGCGGGTGCGCACCGCCTCTTCCGTAACGGGCATCCCGCTGGACTTCACCACCTCTTCAAAATCAACCTGCGGCTTTTCCGTCATAGCTCCACCTGCGCCGATATTCCGCCAAAGTCATACGTGCTCGCCGTCACCCATAAGCGCTTCTGGCTTTCCTCACTCACTTCCACCGTGCCTGGCACAATGCGTTCATCCTCTTCAATCAGCAGCTCCAGCTGCGTGAAGATATCCGCGCGTAAAGTCGGGCTACGTTCGCCAACCAGCTGCGTGGCCAGACCGCTTTCCAGAATGCTGTGAATAATGTCCTGCCCGATACTTTTGCGGTTATTACACAGTTCAGGCTCTTTTCCGGTATTCAGAACAAAATTACCGTTTTCAATCAGCAGATCGATGTAAAGCAAATCACTCATGGGTTTAACTCCTGCCACTCCTGCAATTGCCCCGGTGAAAGCGTTTCTTTCGGATAGATATTCACCGTGTCAATTTTGCGGCTGTTGTCCGTAACAGATTTAGAATTGCTGTTTATGGTTTTACTGAGCCCGCCACGCTCAACGCCTTTCAGCTCCCCACCTGTTAAAAGTACACTGGGGGCAATTGCTGGCGGCGGCTCCGGTAATAACGTGTTTTGCGTTAACTGCTGCGTAATATTCCCGCCATACTCAACCTGTTTAGGATTGAAGGGTATTCCCTTATTTGCTCCCGAACCTGAATCAGCAGCCAGGGCAATATCCACGCCCGGAAGTTTATTCAGCTTTTCAATAATCCAGTTGTACGTTCCGGTAAATGAACCTTTCAGGGTGTCCCATAATTTCCCGAACACACCACCGATCACGCTGGCCATTTTTTCAAAGGAGGCGACAGGGGAATTAATGTCAAAGGCGTTAACCACATCACCCCAGCCCTCAATAACGATCCCGAACATCTCAATGACCGTCTGAATGGAACGATAAACCAGCTCAAACGGAGTCAGAACCAGGCCAACCGCCCCCGCCACGACACGGCCAAAGGTTTCCCCCGCGCTGGTCACGCCAGCCAGTTTTTCCCCGGTCATTTGTACCGGGGAAAGCAGGTTGCCAAACCAGCCAAACAGCGTTTTCACGCCGTTCCAGACCCAGCCCACCGCCGTGGCGATGCCGCTGAACAGCCCTTTAAACGGAGTCAGTGCGCCGCTGGCCTGGCTGAAACCTCTGATAAAACCGCTAACGAAAGCCTTGATTGGTTGCCAGAACTTAATGACCGCCAGCACCACGCCAGCAATCGCCAGGGCAACGGCCGCAATCGGGGCAATCATCAGTAAAAACGAGGCAGAACCCACACGTGCGGCAATACTGGCGGCCAGCAGTGCGGCACGCAAACCCCGTAATCCGGCAGTAAACAGCTGCGTCACGGCGTTACTGGCGAGCATTGCCAGGCGATTGAGTCCCAGCAGTCTGGCCACGGGTGCCAGCACCTTCGTCATGCCCATCATCACAAACGTACTGACACCCATCACGATATTGGCGATGGCTCCCACGGCGGCAAAACTCAGCAGCGCCAGCGCGGCATAACCCACCACCCGCGCGATGTTGGGAAACAGCTGCATCCACCGGGAAAAGGTCTGTCCCATATCAGCCAGGCGATTCAGCAGCGGATACAGCACCGGGATCAGCGTCAGGCCAATGACGGTTTTAATGGCCGTCAGGATGGCAATGAAGCGATCCCACGGTTTCACCATTCTGGCCGCCATTTCCTGGGTACGCTTCAGCCCGTCAGCGCCGCCCAGCTCGGTAATATTCCGCTGAAGTAGCGCCACGTTGCCATACAGCTGCTTAACCACCGCCGAACTGTCCCCAAAGGCTTCATCCAGCTCCGCCTGAGCCTTCAGGTTCCCTTCCAGGCTTTTGCCATATTTGCCCTGTAGCTTTGCCAGCATTTCAGGCATGGACAGCATTTTTCCGGTAGCGTCAGTGAAGGACAGCCCAAGCTTTTTAGCGCCATCTATCGCGCCCGTCATAAAGCCTTCGTAAGCGCTGCTCGCTTCCGTTCCCAGCGTGCGGCTCAGTTGTCCCAGCACGGCCAGCTGTTCATCCAGCCCGACACCGTAGTTTGTCCCCACGCCGCGCGCGCCTTCCATCAGGTCTTTGATCGTGGCCATTTCCGCGCCGAACGTCTTGCGCATGTAAACCATCTTTCCGGCCAGCTGTTCAGCGAACTGCACTTTGCCCAGGCGTGCGGCATCAGACGAAAAGTTACCGAACATCTGTCCCATAAATTCCGACGTTTCCGCCGCGGTTGATTTCATGGCAAACGCCAGGACGTTGGCAACCTTAGTCACTTTCGGCAGTTCATTCCCTGTCAGCCCGGCGATGGCCGCATTGATTGATTCAGTGGACTGAACAAACTGCACCGCGCTTGCGCCGTATGTCGTGCTGAACGTCAGCGCGTCCCGCTGGACGGTTTTAAGCGCGGAATCGTCGATACCTTTTGCGGCCGCCTCATTCAGCGCGTCATACATTTCTATGGCCGGAGACAACGCGCCTTTGATGGCCATTCCCGTTCCGGCCAGCGCCAGCACGCCGCCGCCAATCTTCGTAAACGCTGCCGTCGATTTTTCCGCAAAGCCGGTCACATTGTTCTGCACCTGTTTTAACGGGCGGGACAATTTATCAATCAGGCTTAATGTAAAATCTAACTGTTTCATTCATCGCCTTTAAAAGCAGTGCTTATTCCGTTTGCAACAGCAATACGCATATTTTCCCACTGACGGTTATCCAGCCACACAGCAGCGGCAATATCGTCAATAGAATCTTCCCCGTGGGGTAAATAGTGGCGGCGTAAAATTAAATACTGATCGAGTCCGTTTTTCTCAATAGTCCGGACTCGCTTTGTCAGTTTTTTACTTCAATTTCCAGCTCAGGCGCGTAAATTTCATTTACCTTGCCAGCCAGCTGCAACGCTGCACCCGGGCGTTTTAAAAGCTCGGCCAGTGCGTCTTTACTTTCCGGCTCCACGATACGGGTCAGGTAGTTGTGCGCCGGGGCAACTTTGTTATCCATCGCCATTTCATTAATGAATTTGTTATAGGCGGTCTGGTTAGGCGCGAAAACAATTTCTTTACCACATACAACCAGATTAATTTTCTGTTCCATTTAACACACTCTCTCGTTTGTTTATTTCATCAATCAGCGCGTTATGACGTGCTGCACACACAGAATATAAATCCTGATATTCAATAGCAGGGGCAGCAATATCCGCCCCGGTATTACCTTTAATGCGCGGAAGATTTTCCGTTGGGCATTTTCGCTTCAGGTTTTCCTGATAAGGTACGTTCGGTATTGTCGACGGTTGCGTTGTACATCCGGATAAAATCATCAGACACGCAAACGTTAGTGAATACCGGCTTAAGAATTTCCGTCCTGATTTCCTTCGGTCTGCCACTCTCCAGCGCCTCCAGCTTATCTTCCAGCCCCCTGGCGGATTCGCTGGCAATTTCCAGCATCGCCTTTTGGGACTTGTTACCCGCAACCTGCGCGGCGGAGTTGATCGCCAGCTCCAGGCTGTCACGCCGCCAGTCAGCGGTCAGCCAGCCCCAGACAAACGCCAGCGCAACCACTACCAGCCACTGGCCGTTTGTCATCAGCGCACCCCGTTATGTTCCAGACTGAAGTGATTGCCGTCCGGACGGGATTTAAAGCGGCCGCCCCACGTACCGCCCAGCGATTCCCAGTATTCACCCAGCGGGAGATAATCAGCGGTGTCGGTTTTGTACTGGCCATTCACGAACAGATTAAAGTCCACGGCCAGGCGCTGGGTATGCAGACTGTTGGTGATGCCGCTGCCCTTTTTAGCGTTAAGCGCGGCCTGTTCCGGCGTGCGGTACGCCTCGCCAAACGTCAGGCGATAGCCATGCTCTTCAGCCCAGTGGATCAGATTTGCCACCATCACGGTAAACAGCTGCTGCTTTTCACTCAGTGTCATTGTCACTACCCTCTTTTTTCCCCAGAGCCCTGCGGCGCAGGTAAATCTCAACTACCTGATAACCTGCAATAGCCAGCACCGTTCCCAGCCCATTGATCGCCAGCGGACTGGCATTAGGTATCTGGAACAACGCAGCACCCGCAACAACCGAAACCAGGCCACCGAGAATCAAGCGCCCAAAGAACAGACGCGGTGTGATTACATCGTCACTGGTCAGCAATTTCCCCAGCGCGACAAGCAGCCCGATGGTGATCAGGGTGTAAAAGCTCTTTTCATGTTCCTGCATCCCTGCCCCTTAACCGATCAAGTTTTCCGTGGCTTCCGCTTCCAGATACGGAACGCCGTTGATGTTTACGAACTTTGGACTGGTCACAAAGTATTTGATTTTGTGCGTGGCCACGCTGCCACCCTTCGGATCGATATCCAGCAGGTTACTCAGCTGAAGTTTGCAGCCGAACGTCTCCACCTTGACTTCCTCATTACCGGCTTTGGCATAGAAGAGGAAATCCACGGGTTCAATACCGCGCCAGGAACCCGCTGATCGTGCTTTGGCCGTCAGCACGCTCAGCACTTTGGAACTGACTTCAATTTCACCCTCTGCGGCCACATCACCATCAACGTGACCATCCGGCACGCCACGGGTCTGCGCGGCGGCGCTGTTGTCCGTGATATCGAGAGAAACTTTCTCGATATGGATCAGATCGCCGCCAATGTAAGTATCAAACGACATTCCCGAAATACGCTTACTCATACGGCGGCCTCCAGGCTGGCATCCAGTAACAGACTAATAGTGATTTGCAGCGGCACTTCCCAGGTGCGCACCACAATGTAAATCTCCACCGCCTTTTTGTTTTTCCAGACAATGGTTACATCACCATCCTGCGGCGGCTTCACTTCGCCGGGGAATGAAACCCCGTTGATGTTTGCTGCCGTGGACATTTCGCGCAGCGGCTTAGCAAACAGCGTCTGGTGTGCGGCAATGCTGCCCGGCGTGCTGTTAAGCGAACGGTCTGCAATTTTGCCGATGGCCAGCAGACGCACCCGGCGTGCGGCTTTATCGGCCACGCGCAGCGTTTCGATGGACTGATAATCGCCCCCTTCCACGTCCAGCGTGCGGCCGTCTGACCAGTAGAACCCGTCATAGTCCGGATACCACATCGGCACGCTGAAGCGCTGCGCCTCCAGCGCCTGAAGCGTGGCCAGTTCCAGCACCGCTCCTGTGCCATCCAGCGGCAGTTCATCACTGCCCAGACTGACCAGCGCCCCCGTTTTTACGCGCGCTGGGCTGTCCGCCACGGTGACGGCACGGCTGCACAGACGGCCAGCCAGCACGCCCGGTTCATTTCCCCATAGACGGGGAACCAGCTGCACCGCTTTTTCCGCAATGCCGTCCTGAAGGGTGGACATACGCACAAGGTAATCCGCCTGTCCCTCTTCATCCTGCATTCCCTGCGCGGCCAGAATGAACCACACCCAGCGGCCGAATTTAGCGATCAGATCCGCACGCAGCGTAATGGCCTGGTTAATCTCCGCCTTTGTGGAAATGTCATTGCACAGCACCACGCCTTCAACAGAGCACGACACCTGCGCGGCCAGCACCGCTTTTACCCACGCATCCGGCTCGCTGTCAGCGGCCAGCACATGGACGAATCCCCACCAGTTCTGGCCAGCATTCGACACCGCTGCCAGCACGTCACTTTTTAACTGGCTGTCAGCCTCACCCAGAAGTGCATCAAAATCGCTCTGTGTGTTCACAGCCAGGGTCTTGCCTGTATTTTTGGTTCCCGTACCGATAAACAGCACCGCGCGTTCCACCTCATTGGTTTCGCCCAGTAGCTGGTTTACCTGGTTAACGGTCACATTTGGCCAGGTCATGTTCTCCCCCTGATATCCTGCGCATTCACATCCCAGCCAAAGCCGATGGCCTGAAGCTGGCGTGCCAGCGCCTTGTTAAAGTCCTCATCACCCATTCCCAGAAATACGCGGGAAGGGAGATCGATAGTCCAGCTTGTTTTTACGGCCTTGCCGCTTAACTTCCGGATAAGCAAACCCGCCTGTGCGTATTGCATTTCGCTGGTTATTTCCCGGATAGTGGGCTTTTTCCAGCGCTTCCCCCGGCGCACCCGGTAGCCCAGCGCACGCAGTTTTTTTCCCTGCGCAGCGGTGGCCATCTTGCCTGGCTGTGCCCTCCCTGGCTGGCTTGCACGACTCACCCGGACGCGCATGCCGTTTTGCTGCGAATAGCCCACCGTGCCAGCGGGTACAGGCGTTTCCCCGTTCCGGTAGCCGCCACCCTGCAAGTAAATCCGCACAGCCTGAATCTCAGGCATTTCCCGGATATGCAGCAGTTTCGGCATGTTGCGCAGCATCTTCCCTTTGCGCTTTGTTTTGCGTCCTGCCCAGCCTTCCCCGTCCGGCGTTTCCTGGTTCCGCACGTTGCGTTTGGCGGCGGCAATCACGCCATATTTCGCCATTCGCCACAGCAGCCGCTGCCGTTTTTTTGGCGGCAGCTCCATGCTGGCCAGCGCCTTTTTCAGCTCCGCCAGCTGGCGCTTGTTAAGCTCCCCTCCGGCAATCACGACGCATCGCCCACAGGCGCACCGGATTCATCCACGCCGTAAATCGTTGCGGTCAGCGCCGTCCAGATCTCCGGCTCAACCAGCGACCAGCGCTTGCCCTGCCAGGGGATTAACCCCTTTTCGTCCTCACGGATCACCAGCTCTTCCGCCATGGGAACCGTCAGGACAATATCAGCGGTCTCTTCATCGGCCACCGACACATCCCACTGCGGATCGGCCTCAGTTACCCCGATTTCGTCCAGTAATTCCCGGTCTGCCTCATCGAGCCAGGCAGCCATCAGCGACATAAGCAGCTGCGGCGGACACAGGCGATACGGGAAACGCTCCCAGCTCAGTACCGCGTCATAGCGGATCACCGCCTGGCGGTACTGCCCCAGCCCCATATCCTTTGCAGCCGGTACGAACTCCATTTCATCCACTACGCTGTCAAACGACTGCATCGCACGGGCTGGCACGTTGCTGGTAAAGAACGCCGTCAGGTTTTCAAGCTGTGTCTGGCTCATACTTTCTTCACCGTTGCCCTTTTCAGCCCCTTCATGCGGCGGATCACAACTGACGCCTCTGCCAGCAATCCTGCGCGGGTTTCCGTGCTTTCCTGGCCTGGGTGAGAGTCACGCCGCCCAACGGTGGCAAACTCCCCTAACAGGTCCGCTTTTGCCCTGGCAAAAACCGCCTTCATGTACTGCGCACAGAGGGCGTTTAACTCCCCCATCCGTGCCCCCGGCGCGTCCCCTGCGCTCAGAACCCCTTTTGCCTTCCAGCTGGCTTCCACTTTGTCCAGCTCCGCATTCACCTCCGCCACGGCCGCCAGCAGCGCCTGGGCAACGGTGTCCGCCTCAACATCAGCCGGGATCGCTCGCTGTGCCTGAAAGTCCTTCAGGTTCAGGTCTGGCCAGAATCCTTCGTTTTTTAGCGGCTCGTCCTGATAATCAAGCGGCTTTCCACTAAACATGGCTCCCCCGAAAAAATAGGCGGGCTGTCCGGTTTCCACGGCGCAGCATCACATCGTGTTTCTGCCCTCCACCGCGCCCGCCAGGCTTGCGGTAGTCTTTAACCCTGCGTCAGTTTTCGGATGCGTGCGGCGATGGTCTGCCGCTGCGTTTTAACGCCGATTTTCAGGTAATACTGTTCTGCGGTGGCCAGCAGCTGATCGGCTTTCTGAAGTGTTTCCACATCGCCCACCCCCGCCGCCGTTTTCTGGCCATCCTCACCGCGCAGCAGCTGCAACCCGGCGAACTTGAACCATTTCGCCGTCACCTGCTCATGCAGCCGCCACCGGGTGGCCACGTTCTCAAACGTGCGTGAAAAATACGGCTCAATGCTCTCCCCGCGCCCCGCAGACTCCTCCGCCCAGGCCAGCATCGTATCGGCCACGAACGTCGGGAAATTGCTGCGCAGCCGTTCCGGCGTGGCCTGTTGCTGGGCAATAGCGATATCAGCCCATTCCAGCGCCTTATCCAGATCGCCCACGTCAAACAGCCAGATCACGCACCAGGCCAGAACCGGATTGGCATACACCTGGCCGCTGGCCAGATACGCTTCCACAGTCGGCACCCATTTCGGCAGCAGCACGTTGCGCTTGTGCTCAACGCGATCAGCAATCAGCGGCAGGCTTCGTACCTGTTCCACGTCTGTTTCCAGCGCCTTAATCAGCAGGTGCATGCTTTCCGTTGTGCCAACGGCCAGGCTCTGCTTCAGCTTTTGTTCCATCGCAATGCGCTGGTTATGACGCTGCGCGGGTGAAAGAGACATTGATTAACCCTCCACTGGCTCAGACGGCTTGCCGATGGTCACGGCATCTTCATCAATCGCCGCGTACAGCTCCGGCACTTCAACCGCATAACCTTCGTTACGCAGATAGCTGTTTTCGAACTGTTTGCGGTCATCTTCAAAGCGCGCTTTACGCTGGCGCGTGTTGCGCTGGGTGTAGATATGCAGGTTCGAAAGTGGCGTAACCACCATGCGTTTGCCCGGCATGAACGGCGGGATAATCGCCTGACGGCCAGCGATGGTGTTACCCAGCAGCTGCGCCGCGATTTTCTCCGTAGGGCGGTCAGCAGCCTGGAACAGGCGGTACTGTTCAGCAGCCACCAGGTCAGCACCTACCAGCACCACCAGGCGTGGGTCATTGCGGAACTGTGCCGGGATTTTGGCGTTAATCAGATCGGAGGCCATCGCATCCAGCGATTTATAATCACCAGCCTGATCGAGCACCACCGGATCGGTCATGATTTGCTTGCCGCCCAGCATGGTTTTCATGATTTCATGCCAGCCAATGTTCACATCTTCGCCGTTCGGGTTGGCAATCGGGTCTGTGGTTTTGGCGCGGTGTGTACCGTTAAAACCGATACGCAGCATATCCATGGCAAACGCCTGGGTACTGAAGGTTTGCACCAGGTTGTAAAACTCATTTTCTTCCTTCCCGGCGTTCGCCCAGACGGAAAGCAGATCCCAGCGCAGCGCCGCACAGCTGTCGGTTTCAACCAGGGAATAGGTATTGCCATCAACACCCACCTGGCGGACGAAACGGCCTGTTTCACTGCGCCCGGTATGAAGGACAGATGCGCCCACGTTGACGACCTGACCACTCAGCTGGTCAACGTCCAGCGTGGTGATCCAGTTCAGGAACTCGACGGACTCCAGCATGGCCAGACGCAGCGCGGTTTCCTGCGGGTCATTTAGCGAAAAATAACGGCCAGGGTTTTGCGTGCCAAAATGCTGCGCCAGCCCCGCCGTGTAATTGTCCAGTAAATCCCGCGCACGGTTATTCAGTAACATAAGACTCCCTCGCAATTAAGCGATAATAAAAATGTTTTGCTTATTCGCGTTGCGGTTAATTACAGGTAACTAAATTTGCCGGATTTGGCTGGCACCTGACGCTGTTTGCGCTGACCGCCTTTATTGCCCAGTTCGTTAAATCGGGTAACAATCTCTTTTGCATTGTCACGAATAGCGGAAAACTCCTCCGTGTCCACTACTTCGGTAATAGTGTCAACATCGTCCTGCACGGAATTAAGCTGGGTTTCAATTTTACCCACCCGCGCTTCCAGATCGTTCACAGCACTCGCCAGCGCCTGCAATTTATCATCAGCAGGTGGATCGTCCTGCGAATTTTCATCTTCAAATTTCGGCTTAATACCAAACAATTTCTGCCAGTTCTTCATCTTCCCTTCCTGCGTAATTTTACCGTTACGGGAAATCACACAACTGTAATATCCCTGTTTGTTTAATTTGCGCTGACTAAAGCGCAGCCGTGTCGTTCCTACACTTGCCGGGTTGTCAGTGACAGCCAGCCCCTTCAGATATGTACGATCCCCTCCGCGCCAGTTCAGCTCCGGCTCTACGGAGAAATAAAGCAGCTGGCCTTCGTCGTTTGCATAAATCAGGCGCTTATTCGGGCACAGGCTGACATACAGCCGCGCCAGCCCGTCATCGCCGTCCTGCCACATTGCTTCCAGCACTTCACCAAAGTTTCCGGCGTAGCGCTCGTGTTCAGGCCAGAGTAAAGCGGCGTAATGGTCAGGGTCATAGGTTTCCCCCATGTCGATAATCCATTGCCGTTCCAGCACTCGCCCATCAACCGTATCGCCTTCAGTAGCAACACACAGCCAGCCAGTTTTTAAATGCGACACATATTTCCCCCTCTGTCGATTAACTGTTTCCCTTGCTGTGAATTTGATTATTGCTAATTAAACACATCCCCGCATTACGCTTTATTCTGCACAGTTCGGTTATAAGCCATTACCGAACAGCCCCGAATTAACCCCACCGTTTTTTCATCAGCGCCACGGCATAATTAAATCTATGGCTAAATACTCAGACGAATTAAAAGGCGTTGTCCGCGCACTTTACTTGCGCCGTTACACGCCCAAAGAAATTGCATCAGAATTAAATCTGCCGAATGCGCGGATCGTTTACTACTGGGCGGAGAAATATAAATGGGCTGACCTGCTCAGTTTCGAAAGCACAGAGGAGGCAATCGAACGCCGTTACCAGCTGTTAGCGGGGCGCGACAATAAAACAGATCTGGATTTAAAAGAAATGGATTTGCTTATTGCTCACGCCACAAAGCTGCGTGCCCAGAGCAATAAACATAAAGAAAAGCTGGCCTCCAGCCAGGGGGAACGGCAAGCAGCTGCGCGAGGCGATAGCGAGGACGAACCCAGCGGCAAACGCAAGTACAAGAAAAACGATATCTCGTCTCTGACCCAGGAGGATTTTGACACCTGGGCAGAGGAGCATCTTTTCGAATATCAGAAACACCTGCGCCGCAACATTGGCCAGCTGGTCAGGAACATCCTGAAAAGTCGCCAGATCGGTGCAACCTGGTACTTTGCGTTCGAAGCGTTCGAAAATGCGGTAATGACGGGCGATCCGCAAATCTTCCTGTCCGCATCCAAAGCACAGGCGGAGGTGTTCCGGTCTTACATCGTCAACATTGCAGAACAGTATTTTGGCATCACGCTGACGGGGAACCCGATCCGCTTAAGCAACGGCGCAGAGCTGCGGTTCCTGTCTACCAACAAAAACACCGCCCAGTCATACAGTGGCCATCTTTACTGTGATGAATATTTTTGGGTGCCCAACTTTGCAAAACTCAATGAAGTGGCCAGCGCGATGGCCACACATGACAAATGGCGTACCACCTACTTTTCCACGCCATCGGCCAAAACGCACCAGGCGTACCCGTTCTGGACGGGTGAAGAGTGGAAACAGGGCAGCAAGAAACGTGCGGCTATTACGTTTCCGCTGTTCGATGAAATGCGGAACGGTGGACGGCTCTGCCCGGATGGCCAGTGGCGCTATGTCATCACTATGGAAGATGCCATTGCGGGTGGCTTCAATCTGGCCAACATCGAGAAGCTGCGCAACCGCTACAACACCGCCACATTCGACATGCTTTATATGTGCGTGTTCGTGGACAGCAAGGATTCCGTTTTCAGTTTTTCCGACCTGGAAGCGTGCGGCGTGGAGGTGGACACCTGGCAGGATCACGACCCGGATGCAAAACGGCCGTTTGGTGACAGGCCAGTATGGGGCGGCTTTGACCCGGCACGCAGCGGCGATTTGTCGTGTTTTGTGATTGTCGCCCCGCCGATGTTTGCCGTGGAAAAATTCCGCGTGCTGAAGGTGATTTACTGGAAGGGCATGAACTTCCGTCACCAGGCAAAGCAGATCGAAAAACTGTTTGACCAGTACAACTTCACTTATCTGGGCGTGGACGTAACCGGGATCGGCCAGGGGGTGTTTGACAACATCCAGCACTTTGCCATGAAGGTTGTTGTTCCGATTCGCTACGACATGAACACCAAAAACCAGCTGGTACTGAAGGCCGCCGACGTGGTGGAAAGCCAGCGTATCGAGTGGGACAAAAACCTGAAGGAAATCCCCGCCAGCTTTATGTCAGTGCGGCGCACTACCACGCAGAGCGGTAACGCAATGACCTTTGTTGCAGACCGCAGCCAGGACACTGGCCACGCAGAGGCATTCTGGGCAATCACCCACGCCCTGCATAACGAACCACTCAACTATGAAAACAAACCAAAATCCCGCTGGGGTGTAAGGAAACAGGCAGCATGAGCAAAAAGAAACGTTTTGTGAAGCGCGAACAGCGCGGCGATAAGTCCAAAAAAATGAGCATTATCAGCTTTGGCAAACCAGAACCGGTACTGACTACCGGAACCGATTACCGGGAAATCTGGTACGACAACGCCGCCGACCACTACACCCAGCCGATTGACCGTCTGGCGCTGGCGCAGCTTATCAACCTGAACGGCCAGCACGGCGGGATTATCCACGCCCGTAAAAACATGGTGACGGCGGACTATCAGGGCGGCGGCCTGACTTTCGACGAGCTGGAGGCCGCTGTTTTTGACTACCTGACGTTTGGTGATATCGCCGTGGCCAAAGTCCGTAATGGCTGGGGAGACGTGATCGGGCTTCAGCCGCTGCCGGGACTTTATCTCCGCCGACGAAAGGAGAGAGAAAACGCGGAGACTGTGCCAGGGGATTACGTGGTTTTACAGGAAGGCGAGCCGCTGGCGTTCCCGCCTGACGATATCATTTTCATCAAGATGTACGACCCGCAGCAGCACATCTATGGTCTGCCGGACTACATCGGCGGCGTTCACTCTGCCCTGCTGAACAGTGAGGCAGTTATTTTTCGCCGTCGCTACTACCACAACGGCGCACACACGGGCGGCATTCTGTATACCCGTGACCCCAGCATGACGGACGAAATGGAGGAGGAGATTGAACAGCAGCTGCGGGACAGCAAGGGGATCGGCAACTTCTCCACCATCCTGGTGAACATCCCTGGCGGCGACGGTGACGCGATCAAGTTTATTGAGATGGGGGACATTTCGGCCAAGGATGAATTTGCGAGCGTGAAGAACATCAGCGCCCAGGACATTCTGAACGCGCACCGCTTTCCGGCCGGGCTTGCAGGTATTGTTCCGCAGAATACTGCCGGGCTGGGCGACCCGGAAAAGATTGAGCGCACCTACAAAAAGAATGAAGTGCTGCCCATTCAGCGCCGCCTGGCGATGGCCATCAACAGCGATCCGGAAATTCCGCGCCACCTGCATTTGAATTTTACTGAAGAAACAACGGTGAAGGGTGCAGCATGAGTCAAAAAAGGCTAAAATCCAGGCATTATTTGACAGCCGGAGAATGGAATATGAGAGTCCTGAAAATTGAATGTCCGGAGTGCGGCTCTAAGGCTGTGATTCGCAAAACTAACCGAAAGCACCGCCAGATTGCAGATATTTACTGCGCATGCGCAGATGTGGAGTGTGGGCACACTTTTGTTATGAATTTGACGTTTTCCCACACTCTCAGCCCCAGCGCTAAAACGGGTGACGCTCTGGTACAAACCTTATTAAAAAATCTGTCACCCAATCAGAAGCAAATGGCTCTGGATTTACTGAAAGCCGCCCCTGCCGCCTGAATCGCCCCCATTATGGGGGTGTTTTTTTTCATACTGATCCAGCTTCCTTCCCAGTTCCTGCGTCATCTCTCCAAGCCAGGCCAGCGCCACATCCTTTTCATCTTCAGAACAGTCAGCGGTTGCCATAAGTTTTGCAACTAAAGCGATCCGTTGAAAGGCAACGGTTTCAAAAAATAAATCCTGCACAGTATCCTCCCACGCAAACAACTGTATAAACATACAGTACACTCAAAAGCATTAATTGTGAATTTTTTTATTCACACCAGTAACAATTTACGTTTTACATATCACACACTTACAGGCTATTACTGCCAGCCTGGCCATTGCTCATCTTCCGGATTGTTCCGTTTCTCCTGCAACCTCCCTTCCCTGTAAATCAGGGCAGATCGGCCAAATTTGAGACCGCCACCCCGCTTCAGAATGTCGATTTCTTCATCCGTTCCGGCAAACCCTCGCTGGTTCAGCTCCAGTTTTAACCGTCTCCGGGTTCCTCCCTCCGTACAGTTATTGACAGAACTCCAAGGGGCGGCGCTGCCGCCAGAAAAACCCGCCTCCGCTGGCGCTTCGGCCAACTTCGCAACCTTCTGCCACTTAACCAGACGGGTGCAAACTTCGGAATCAGGGATCAAAGGCGAATAGATACCCTGCACACGCTGAACATCTTCTGCGTACTCGTTACCCTGTTCAGTGATTTCATAGGCCAGACGCACAACCAGATCGCGACGTGCAACCAGTGCGCCACCCTGCAACTGTGTATAGGCCGCCCAGTCCCCGACATCAGCAGCCGCCAGCACCGCGTCCATACGGCTGTCAGTCAGGCGCTGATCACCCAGGCGGCGCAGCTCACGCCATACAGTCACAGGCGCACCACCAATTTGCTGAAACTGGCGAATCCGCCAGCGGGATGCCCAGGCCGATACGGATTTGGCCATATCGCGCAGGTTTTCCCCGGTTTCTTCATCCTGCTCGCCATCGAGCGCAAAGCCGTCGATATTTTTTGAGATGTATTTAGCGATATAGCCTGTTGCCGACCCTTTAGCAGGATCGATAGGCTCAACGTGAAAACGCGCTTTAAGCGCGTTGGGTGTCTGTAGCTCTTCTGAATCGGCAATCCTGGCGTGATAGCAAAGAATATCGCGCACCGCCTCAACGTCATGCGGTTGCATAAACAGCAGCATATGCCAGTGCGGTGTCCCGTCGTGGTGTGGCTCGACCACGCGAAAACCAAAAACATGAATACCGGCACGGGAGATCGCCGCGCGTGCTTTTGCCCAGACGTTGCATAAATAACGCTGCGTGTCCCGCGGGCTTAATCCGTTCCACTGAGACACAAAGCCGCCTTTGCTGTGCACCGCGTGATAACGTGAAGGCGCAGTGATTGTGTAAAACTCGCCAGCCAGCCCCTGTTCGTTGGCGATATCTTCAAACCCGCGCATGCGCACCATCAGTTCACAGCGACGAATGGCCGGGTTAGCAACACTGCGGTGTACCATGCTGTCCAGCGCAATACGGTTGCCCTCTTCGTCCATCAGATCAAACTTTTTGAAGAACTCCAGATTTCGTTTCTTCTGGTCTATCCATTCGCCCAGGGTTTTACGTGATACGTAGGCGCTGGCAGATTTCTGCACCTGGCCAACAGCGATGGCCAGATGTTCACGTTGCAGATCACGGGCACGTTTCAGGCGCTGATACCACCATTCCGGTGCCATGAGACGCAAAATCCCGGACTCCGCTTTTCTGGTTTCCAGGTGGCCTTCATTTGCTTCGTGCTCTGCCCAGTAAGGCGGCTGATTGTTCAGCATGAGGGAAAGCGAGCAAAGATTGTGGTAAGCCTCCAGCGTGCGCTGGCGCATTTCCCTTTCGTCGTTTGGCTTGCTCTTCAGTGTGTCGGTAAAGTCATAGAACATCTGAGCCATCCAGCCAGAGACCTGGCCAGACAGCTTTTTGAGATCGGTACGGTCAAGCGAGGGCAAGCGCTGCAATGATTTGCCGAAAGGGAGATCGCTTACATCAGCGGCCAGCTTGTAACGCTCAGCCACTTTCCGCAGACGTGGCAATACATTCTCACCGATTGTTTTGCGCAGGAATGTATTGGCACGGCGGCGGCCATCACGGCCAGCAAACAGCTTTTCGTAACGGTTGCCAAAATACCCGGCTAACCAGTCGGGTATCTCATGAAGGAACTGTGAACGCCATTCATAATCCTGTGGGTTAACAGCCCACAAACGGCGCTCTGTAATTGTCGCATTCGCTGGGGTTCCTGGCGCAAAGGTATCACGCCGCCAGGTATCGACGGCGTGATGTTGGCCAGCAAGAGACATATCAGCCACGATTAACCCACTTCTTCCAGGCATTAATCATGCAAGCAGCGGTACATACCGCCACCAGTACAGGCCAGACGAGGGAAGAGATAGCGACCAAAATAAAGTCCACATCATCTGAAGTTTCCGCGTCCCGGCGCTCTTCCCAGGAAAAGAAGATGAAAGCCGCAAATACCGTCAGCGCATACAGTCCGGTCATGGGTTCATTCATCATTTCGCCACCACCCCAGCGCTGGAGGCTGTGGAAACTGGCGATTTCAGGATCAGCTCTGCGGCAGATTTCTGGCTGGCAGCTGCGGCACCAACACTGCGGGGCGCTTTGACCTTCATCGCCTCAAACCCGGCGTAAAGGTAATGCACCATTTCCAGATCGCTGTTTGAAGCAACAACACTCACGCCCTTTTCAGCAAGACGGCGCAGCTTTCTGGCCAGCCGCCCCTGATCAAGATGTGAAAAACCGCTTTCAGTGTATGAGGTGAAATTTCCTGATTCCGTCAGGTATGGCGGATCGCAATAGACCACATCCCCTGCACGAACCAGCGCAAGCGTTTCGGAGTAATGCGCGGTGATGAACGTTGCACGCTTTGCCTTTTCAGCAAAAGCACGGACTTCTTTAAGCGGGAAATAATTTTTTTTGTACTTCCCGAACGGGACATTGAACTGGCCACGGCGATTGTAACGGCAAAGCCCATTAAAACCGTGGCGGTTCAGATACATGAAACGGGCAGCGGCTTCAACACTTTCCGCCCCAAGCCCCTTTCCGGACAAATTGAACGCGTCCCGGACGGCATAGTAAAAAATAGCGCGGCTCTCCTGTTCACCCAACGCCCCGGCAGAAAACAGGGTTTCAAGCTCCACAAGAAACGCATCGGTATGGTAGGCCATCGCCTTATACAGATTGACTAAATCCGGGTTCAGGTCAGCGATCAGGTATTCGTCATAATCAGTATTCATCATGACGGCGCAGGAACCCGCGAACGGTTCAACCAGGCGCTTACCTTCCGGCAAGTGGTCACGCAGCTGCGGCATGAGGCGGACTTTGCTGCCCACCCATTTCAGAGGCGTTTTTACTGCCATGCTGCACCGCCTTTACTGCAAATGGCTGCGGCTTCCTCACGGATCAGCTCTACGATTTCGGCAGCGCTTAAACCTTCGTTAGCGGCATACGCGGCCAGCTTATCCAGACGGGCAGAACACAGATCGGCAGAGGCCGCTTTACCTTCCTCAGTAGCTTTTGCCAGCATTGCCAGCAGGTCAGTACCGGATTGATTGACGGGTAAAAACATGCGTGTTGTTTGCATTTTGGTTTCCTCAGGGCAAAAGAATCCCCGGCCACCGCAGGGATGGCCAAAAATTCAGGCAGTTAATTAGTGGAAAGAGACGGTAACGGGCGCGGCTGAGTAGCTCGGCGCGGGTATCTGGTGAAGCTCGTAGGTATTGCGCCACCACTCCTGGATCAGCGCTTTGACTTCCCCAGCGCCCAATGACCCGGCGATGTAATACATGGAACGAATACTGGCCAGCGCTTCAACCTGCTGGTACTGGCTTCCCGCTTCACGATAGACGCAGCACCAGTACGCAACATTCACGGCCAGCCAGTGGCGTTTGTTTGTCATGTGCTCGGTGTCGTTAAAGAAAAACGGATGTAAGGCCACACGGCCATTTTTAACGGTGCTCTTCTCAAGAAAGAGAATGGCGTAATTGTGTGGAACACCCCACGCAGCCAGCTCCTGTCCCAGTTCTTTGGCGTTTACAGAGATAATGGACATTAATGATTCTCCTGCTGTTGCATCTTATGAACGATATGAGGCGCGATGATCATCTGCACGCCATTACTGCTGTGGATCGGATGTGCCTTTTTCACCTGGCGGTTAGCGCTGCGCTTTGAAAAATCGCTGTCGCTCAGACTCCCGAACCCTTCAAACGTCAGACGCGCCCTGGATATGCCCTGGCGCAGCTGAATCATTGCCCGGTAGTCCAGGCGTTCGAATAACTCTGACCAGTAGCATTTGCTCAGATGGGCTTTGAAAACGTCCATTCCGGAAGCAACTGCGGCCGCATGTAAAACAACCCCGCGCCATTCTGGTGTTAATTTGTCCCACCATTCGGCGGCTTCGCTTTTCTCACTCCAGTATTTACGGCGGATATTCCCCAGCCACTTCAGGCCAATTTCCTGCTGCTTTTCGCTAATGGCCATAACGCCTCCTGATAATCCCGAACAAACGAAACCACCATGGACGACGAGACGAACGGGCATTGAATTTGTACTGGTGGCCAGGGTTCCAGCGCTGTCCGTTTGGCAGTTCAAGCCAACCAGTTGACCCGCTGGCCAACTGCATGGCCGGAGATTCTTTTTTCAGGTAGGTAACGAACGCTTTCATGGTTATCCCTCACATCATGCCGCTGGCGCTGGTAGTCACGATATCGACGGCAGCAGCAAGAACCGGCGCAGACTGGAGGCGGCTTTCAACGGTGTAAGCCAGAACGGAAAGGGAACGGATGGCATCACGGGCACGATCAAGAATTTGTGTGCGGCGTGCGGCGGTCATGTGCTCAGTTGATACAGCTTCCCCAGCGATCGCACCCACATTTGCAGTGGCGCTCAACGCGCAAAACTGCATGTTGGCTTCAGTGGCGTTATTGACCGGAACAGAGGGCAAGCAGTTAATCTGCCCCAGCATCCCATCCAGCAAACGGGCATCTTCCGTGTAATCGGTGATAGCCAGCAGCTCGTCGCAGGTCAGACGGTGCGGTTGAACCGGGTTCAGCTTATTGCGCAGGATCTGTGGACGCATACCAACGGCAGCGGCCACATCTTCCAGATTGTGCGACTGCGCAAACGCTCGGCAAGCTGCATCAAAATGTGCATGTTTAGAAGTCTGATAATCAAACATAGTCAGCGGCCCCTCTATGTCTCAAAATCACATCAACTTAATGTCACATTGCAATCAGTTAGCGCATCGATAGTCATAGCTGCGATGTTGATCATCACTTTCTCGCGCTTTTTATCTTTACGAAGACGGTGGCGTTTAAGGCGTCCATCGGAAAGCATGTCATTTATCGTATCGATAGATAATCCAGTGAGTTCACTGTACTTTTCGACAGAGATCGAGGGTACGGCCAAGGTGATTGAAATATGCTGAGTCATAGTGCAACATCTCTCTTTTAAAGTGTTTAGCATTGACGAACTGTGAAGAGTCACTTTTTGAAATCGAAATGACTATATGATCACATTATGAAATCGTCAACATTAAAGTTCACAGGATGAAACCCATGGATTTAACTAGTGGCGGTAAAGGTGCCATCGAACGAATGGTTGAGGCCTATGGCTTCACAACGAGACAGGCATTATGTGAACAATTAGGCGTTTCAAAGAGCAGCCTGGCGACAAGGTATATGCGCGACTCATTTCCAGCGGACTGGGTGATTCAATGCGCACTGGAAACTAAAGCGTCGTTGCAATGGTTAACATTTGGCATAGGGCCAAAGTTTGAGCATGCGCATTCAGACGTATTGCATTTGCCCGTGAAAAAAATTATTGACGGCATTCTTTATGAAGCCGGTAGCGTAATGTTCGACAAGGTGCTGATACCTAGCAATCTGACGCAGCCAGCCTTAATTCAAGATGGAAAAGACTCATTCTTAATCGATACTGGTCAACTAGACGTTATGGATGGCGAATGGCTGATATCTATTGATGGAAAATCGTCAATTAAGAATTTAATACGATTACCCGATAATAAAGTTAAGATAGATTACGGTAAATTAACCATTGACGTAAAACTGTCTGAAATATTAATCATAGGAAAAGTTTCCGCTAAATTATTAGTGGGGGAATAA